TCGGCCGACTGGGCTTGGTGCTGGGTCTTGAGCGCACCGGCCTCGCGCTTGGCTTGCTTGAACTCGTTGTTCAGCTTGCGGGATGGGTTGCTGGTCGCGGCGATCTGCAGGGCCAGCTGACGCACGCGCTCCTGTGCGGCGCTGTGGGATTCCCTCATGGCCCGCGTGGCCTGCATCTGCGCGCGGAAGGCGCTCACGTCGCGGGCGGCACTGTTCAGCTGCTTGAGCTTGTCGCGCTGCTGGGTCAGGGCGTCGGCGACGCCCTTGCTGCCGGACATGATCTTTCGAAACGGGCCAGTGGCCCGGTCGAGGGCCTGCAGGACGACTTGAAGGCGGAGGTTGTCGGCCATCAGCCGACAACCTGGTCAGTCAGGGCGCGGGGCGCTCGGACGTGCCGCTGTTGGACAGCGCGGCCATGAACGTGCAGATCGCGCTGATACCCCACAGCAGTAGCCCGCCCACCAAGGCGAACAGAATCACGGCGAGGACGATCATGAGCAGGAACATGGGCGGACTGTATCACGGCTTGGCTCCGCTTCTCTCTACGGCGCGCTGGCGCCAGGCCATCAATTCGGGGAGATCCATCGCCGACATTTCGGCGATGGAGAAATGCAGGATCACGGCCACGTCGGCCATGGCGTCCTCTACGCACGCAGGGATGACCTGTCCTTCTTCGGCAAGAAAAAAGTGCTCACTTCGGTGGCGAAGGTGAGCAGGTCGGCCGGGTCCAGCTTGTTCACGTCGGCCGTGGTCAGGGTCGGGGTGGAGATGCGCGGCAGCAGCACGCCCACGGCGCCCACGTCCATCTGCAGCAGATCGGCCAGCTTGATGCCGCGCAGGGAGCCGGCATCGGGCTTGCGCAGCTGCACCTGGGTGATGGTCACCTCACCGCGCTGGATCGGGCTGTCCAGCACCACCAGGCCGGCGGTGCCGTTGTGGTCGACCACCGCATCAATGGTGGCATCGAGCGCGCGCGACGCGCCAGCATCGGCCAGGGCAGCGGCGGTGCCATGGTTGGCCAGGGCGTGACCGCCATCAGCCAGAGCGGTGACAGCATGAGCCAGGGGGCTTGCTGCAGCGTGGGGAGCGGCGGAGGCGGTGGAACTGATGGAATTCATGGCTCTCTCTCAGGGGAAGTGCCCGGCCGAGGCCGGGCTGCGGTGATGGATCAGGCGCCGATGGCGTTGCGGTGTGCGGCGAGCATGTCCACGCCGTTGACGGTGAACACCATGCCGACCATGTCGATCTCGATCTCGGTGCGGTTGTTGATCGAAAGCTTGTAGTAGCTGGCGGTAGTTTTCACGCTGAACTCGGTGTCATCGCCCGCTTTACCCGTTCCCGGGTCCACCTCGGTGTGCCGGCCGCGGATGACGATTTCCACCGCATCCACTTCGCCGCTGTCCTCGCGCTGGTAGGAGCCGCAGAAACGCAGCTGCACGGCGTTGTGGGTGGTGGCGCCGTACTGGCGCAGCACGTCGCGCATGATGCCGCCGCACTTCCACTCGACTTCGATCTTCTCCTGCCCCATGTCCACGTCGATGGGGCCGACCATACCGCCGGCGCGGAACTCTTCCACCTTGCGGGTCAGGGTCGGGAGCTTGAACTCGGTCAGCTCGCCGATGTAGGTGTTGCCGTCGTTGAACAGGTTGAGAAATTTCAGCTTGCTGGGCAGTGCCATGGGGTGTCCTTATGCGTCGATGCGCGAGGCGAAGTCGGAGAAGTAGCGGTCGGTGATGCGCTGGTTGATGAACAGGTTCTCGATGGGCGGCACCGGGGTGTAATCGAAGTCGATGGCCAGCTGACCGGCCGACAGCGAGGTGGGCAGGTTCTGCGCTTCGTCGTACCAGGCCGTGGCGTCGATGATGTAGCCGGCGGTCTTGAGCTCGCGGAACTTGGCGTTGATGGATTCGAGAATGTCGCGCACCACCGAGGGGTGCATCGGCTTGTCCACATAGGACAGCATCGCGTCGGCGATGGTGTCTGCCAGCACCTGGGCCGTGCGGGTGGCGGTTTCGAACGCGAACTGCTCATCATCGCTGCAGGTGCGCGAGCCCCAGAAGCGGTAGCCGGTGGTGTTGACCAGGGTGGTGATCTGCGCAGCGTTCAGCACCCCGGCGTCGGTGGACGGGTCCTGCAAGTCCCAGTGGACGTCGCGGCTGATGCCGGTTACGCCCTGCACGGCGACGTTGGACAGCGACTTGTGCCAGCCCTGCTCCTTGTCGATCAGCGCACGCAGGCCGACCGCGCGGGCGGTCGCGTAGGCCGGATGGCTGGCGCTAGCGGTGGTGTCCCATGCGAGGAAGTCCGGGTACAGCAGCATCAGTTCGCGCTGGCTGAACTGGGCGCGGTACAGCACGGCCTCTGCAACCGAAGGGCTGGCGGCGCAGCTGGCGTATGCGAAGGCGCGCAGCTTTTTGGCAACGACGGCCAAGGCGAGGGTGACCGGCTGGGTGTCCAGTCCCGGCACGGCCAGGATGCGAGGCTGCACACCCAGTTGGGCCTTGGCGACCAGCAGTGCCTGCAGGCCGGTGTAGCTGGAGCCATCGGCCTTGCCGATGACGTTGGTGGTGGTTTCCGAGTCCGTCCCGCCAGCCTTGACGCGGACCACCACGGTGACGGGATTGGACTGGTCGGCGATGGCCTGCAGCGTGGCGGCCAGCGTGCCGCTGGTGCCGGCCTTGCTGATGGAGCCCAGGACGTCGGTAATCAGGACCGGGCGGTCGAGCGGAAACACGGTGGCGTCGGCGTCATCGGCCGTGCAGACGACCCCGACGATGGCCGTGGCAATGGTGCGGATGGGGCGGGTGCCGCCGCTGATTTCGACGATGCGTACGCCGTGGTGGTAGGCCATGGAAACTCCTGCGGTTTAGGGGCTGCGGTAGGTGAGGGGAACGGTCAGGCGGGTGTAGTCGCCAGACCGCCGCTGGCTGGCCTGCTGGCCAACGAGGTTGAGGACGAAGCTGCCGGGCTGCTCGCCGGGCTCGATGGAAATGCGACTGAGGCGGATGCGCGGCTCCCAGCGGGTGATGGCAGTGGCGGTGGCGCCGTACAGCCGCATCTTGGTCAGGGCGTTGAACGGCTGGTCGATCAGCTCGGGCAGCAACGAACCGTAGTCGCGCCGGCCCACGCGTGTGCCGATAGGGGTGGTGAGAATGTCGGCGATGGACTGGGCCAGATGCTGTTCGCTGTCCAGCGCGGCGCCTGTGGTCCGGCTCATGCCCCTCATGCCGGCGGACCCGACTTGCCACTGCCCGGCTGCACCAGGCCGTGGGTGTGGCTCTTGAGGCTGACGCCGCCGCCGACCACGTCCTGCTGCGCGGAGGCAGTGCCGCTGACGTTGGCGTCGCCTTCCACGGTCAGCGTGCCGTTGACCTGCACGTCGGCGTTGATGGTCAGTCCGCCGGGCGCGGTCACCTGGGCGGTACCGCCACCGGGGAGTGTGGCAGTGAGCGCATGGCTCGCGCTGTCATAGCCGATCTGTGCGCCGTCAGCGAACTGCAGCAGGGTCAGCGTCGCGGTGGAGGATGGCGCGGGGAAAGTGGCGCTGTAGAGACCACGCAGCACCACGCCGGTGGCCAGGTCACCATCGGCGCACAGCAAAACCACCTGCTCGCCCACGCTGGGCTGGCTCCACGCGATGACCTGGCCGGCATAGGGCACCAGCCACTGGAGGAAGTCGGTGACGATTTCGCCGGTCTGCACGCGGCAGTGGCTGCCGCTGACCTCGGCTACCGTGCCGATGCGGATCTGGTTGCTGATGCGTTGATTGGCTGCTGCGTCCATGCAGCCATGTTCAAGGCCCGGCCTCGCGCGCGCACGGGGCCGGGCATGTACGCCCCGCAGCTACAACGGCGACGTCTCGTCTGCCCTAAAGCAGATGGATCATCCCTGGCCTTGCACGTAGACGTTGAGTCCAACCGTGGAAATGGTGACAACGCCAGTGCTGACTCTGCGGAGGTGGACCGACAGTGCGATCTGCGACTCGCGCTGCCGAATGAGCGCAGCATTGACGCTGTTGCGGAAGCTGACGCGCTGGGCTGTGGAAAGGCCAAGGTAGTTGGGGGCCGTATTCTCAATCTCGGACGGCCAATCGCCGGCGGTGATGCCATAAGTGAACATCACCTCATAGTCGGCGACGCTTGCGCCATTGGGCAGCCATCTGCCGCTATCGCCACTGCCTGTACCCGAGCCGCTGATGCTGTACGTGCCATCGTTCATCATCAACAAACCCAAGGAGGCGGAGATGGTTCCAGTTTGCCCGGACGATGCTGCGGCGGATCGTGCGTAGCCTTTCCCGTGGAACGGCAGCGCGTAGACAGCGGTGCCCTTTGCCGCCCACAGGTTCGTGACATCCACATGGTCCTGGTGGATGCCAATGTCGGCGCGTTTGGTTCCATAGGCCAGCGCCGCGTACTTGAGCGCCACCCCATCTACCGTCAGCGCCGGCGCGCTCGGGCCGTCTCCGACAACGTCAGGGTCGAAAAGGTCGTCGAAATCAGCGCCGTCGATCTGAATGCCCTTAGCCATCGTGCCTGGCCCTTATTGCGTCTACCTGATCGGCCAGCTGAGCGACCGCGTTGATCAGTACAGGAATCAACAACTCATACTCCACTGCGGCAACTTTATCGCCTTGGAATTCGATGGCACCCTCACGTACAGCCTCTTTGATGATCGTCGCCAGCTGCTCGGCCACGACGAAGAGTCGCCGCGACTGGTCATTGCAATACTCGGGCTTGTAGCTGCCGATCACGGTGCGGATACGACGCACCTCGGCCAGACCATAGGGCAGCGGTCCTTCGATATCCTTCAGTCGTTCCGACGAGCCTGTGTTGCGGTTGAAGATGCCCGTGAGGTTGAGTGAGCCGTTGATGTTTACGTCGCCAGATGCGGACAGCCCACTGGACAGCGTCACGTAGCCAGCGCTGTTGACCACCATCTGACCCGCGCTGGAGTTCGCGCCGTTTGGACGGAGATAGACGTTGCCAGCTGTGCCGGTTGCAAGCACAACGTTTGCAGTGAAGCTCATGTAGTTCTGCGAAATCGTAATGTCGCCAGACGCAGATACGGGGCCATTCAAGTTTACGGCACTGCCACGAATCGCGATGGGTGCATAAGCACTGTTAGCGCTGTTTACGGAGTCGATGGTAACCCCGGCTGCGCCCTCCAAACGCATGAAGAGCTGGTCAGCCCCAGCGGCTGGGCATACGCGCAGCGTTCCGGCACTGATTGCTTGATCGCCCTCTGAGGTAAGCACGTTCCCGCCGCGAACGATCTTGGCGAGATAGCCGCCTTCCTGGTTGTAGAACTGGAACTCGACGCCAGTCTTCTGAATGAAGCTGTTGCCCGCTCCGAAGTAAACAACACCGGCGGTGGCCGTACCGCCCCAGTTCGATACGCGCAGCGCGTTACCATTGATGTGGAGCTGGCCACTCATGGTGTCGCCGGCCTTGTTGACCTTGCTGTCGATTGCGGCCTGCAGACCGGAAATCTGGCTGATCGCATGGCTGTGAATCGACGGCGCCTTGCCGGCCAGCGCATCGGACAACCCCGTCACGTCGCCCATCCCGTGCTGGTGTGCGACAGGATTGAACTGCGTTGGGACGCCACTGAGATTGTCCCATTTCAAGTAGTAGTCGCCGTGCTGGCCATCCAGCAGATCAGCATCCAACCCGTTGCCGATGCCCTCATCCTTGAGTGCAGCCGACTTGATACCGATCGCCACCCGCAGCAGGCCAGCGGTGGCGATGCCCATCAGTCCCTTCATGAATGGACTGGGCGCGCCGGGGCCGAACCGAACATCCACGTAGGTGGCCACGCCCTTGGGCGTGATTCCAACCGTGGATAGCGCCCCGCCTGCGGCTTCCAAGTCCGTGGCGAAGCGGGACACACCCACTTGCGTGGTGGTCGCCGGGGGGTTGATGAAGTCGACGTCGGCCACGTCGATGCTGGTGGCATCGATCTTGGCGAAGCGAATGTCAGTGGCCAGCAGCAGCGTGGCGGCCGCGGCCTTCTCCATGATGGGGGTGGCCTGGGAGTAGACGGCGAACAACACGCCGTTTGCCAGGTACAGCCCAAACCCGCGCAGGGTGTAGGTGTCCTGGCTGTCGTCGCGCACGTTGAGGTGCAGGGTATCAGCCGACACCGCCTTGCCGCCAAAGGTGGTGATGCGCTTCACCTCGGCCGGCACCGTGGTGCCCACAGTGTTGACGTCGAACGCCTGCGCGGTGACGCCCACATGGGTAATGCGGATCGGCGCGGTGCCGTCATGCTCGGCGTTGACGATGGCGGCAAAGCCCGCCGGGGTGATGGTGATCTGTGGGGCGCTCATGGGGTGTCCTGCGGTTCGACGGCGGGCATGTCCAGGCGGGCAGAGGCGTAGACCCGGGCCACGCCCAGCACGCCGATTCCGCCCACGGCGTTGATGCCTTGGGTGAAGGTGAAGTGGGAGCGGACAGGTTTGGCGCGCTCGACAGCAGCGATGACCTGGTTGACGTATTCAGCCGAGACGGTGGCCCCGTTCTGGCCGGACAGGGTCAGCAGGAGCTCGAACGTGTGGGGCTTGCCGCGCGGCTCGGTCTGCCACCACTCGATGAGCTGCACCTGGCCGCCGAAGCTGGACACCACGTCGGCGATGCTCTGCGCGGTTCCCTTGCGGCGCTGGATGGCAAAGGCGCTGGCGATCTGCGAGCGCTTCACGTACTCGGGCCACTCGCTGGCCCAGGTGTCCACCGACACCGACCACGCCAGATAGGGAAGGAAGTCGGCCGGGCAGAGGGCCGGGTTCCACAGGTGCTGGTGGGCCATGGGCACGTCGGCCGTCATGGCGTCCACGCGCTCGGCCACGCGTTCCAGCGTGGTGGCATTGGGCGGCAGCAGCGTGGCTACGTCAGCCATTGGAGACGGTGTGCTGCACGTCGCTCAGGACGCAGTAAGCGGCCGACTGGTCGTCAACCACGATGTCGGCCAGCGGCGACAGCAGCGTCACCTGTTTGACGCCCTCCACGTGCAGCGCGGCATAGATGGCCGACAGGGGGGCGTCGCGGCCGAGCCGCTGTGACTGGCTCAGGTACTCGGCCAGGCGGGCGCGGGACGCGGCGATCACCAGGGCGCTGTCCGGGCCGTTGAAGGTGCTGACCAGTGCGCGGATCTCGTAAGGCACGATCTGGGCGCGCTGTACCGTCACGTAGTCGGTCAGCGGGCGGACGTCGCCATCCATCAGCGCAGCGGTCACAGCGGCTAGCAATGCATCGCTGGGCGTGCCGTCGCCCTCGCGTGCCAGTAGGGTGACCAGCACTTCGCCCGGGGCAGGGCTGGTCACGCTCGCATCAAGCACCGAGGCATCGGCGGATAGTGCGTGGAAGATGTAGGCGCCTTCCGGCCCGGCCACGGACAGGCCTTCCGGCGCCAGCTGGATGCGGCGGCGGAAGTCGGCATCGCTCTCGTACTTGGCTTCGGTACCGGCATCCGGATCTGCCGGCGTCAGCAGCTTTCGGGCCACGCCAAACGGCACAGCCAGGTTGTCCAGATCGTTGCCGGTGGAGTAGGGCAGCAGCAGGCCTCGGGCTCGGGCATTGAACTGCTCGCGCAGCAGCAGCTCGCGGTAGGCGCCGGCCTGCAGCAGCTTGATGATGGGGTCGGATTCGACCAAGGCGTCATAGTCGGGCAGCAGTTCGCGGAACGCGGCCAGCCGCTGGGCATAGATCTGCTCGAAGGTCAGCTGCTCGAACACGTCGGGCGCGGGCAGCTTGTCGACTTCGATGGCGGTAAAGGTGGACATGGCGTGGCCGTGTTTGAACACGTCCAGCGTCGCCGCTGGTGGGCGGCACCTCTACTGAGTCAGGGTGTAGCGCGCGGGGATACCGCACTACTTGCCGAGGTGGTCGAGTATCAGGTCGCGGACCAGCTCGACGTCTGCGGCGGAGAAGCCCAGCAGCCTGCGCCGCTGGTAGGTGACGCGTGGGCCCCCCTTGCTGACCGTATCGCTCAGACCGTCCTGGTGGATACGGGCGATGCGGGATACACGCGACATGAAGCCGACGCTTACCTCCTGCTGGCTGCTGCGGATGCGCAGGTGCTTGGCCTGCCGGATTTTGGCGAACATCGCCTTGCGTTTGATCCTGCCGGCCTTGGCGCGCTTGTCCGATACCGCCCGGCGCGGCGCATAGGCGCTGCCGTCCGGGTTCTTCTGCGCGGCGATGCGGCGCTGCTGGGAGCGGCGCAGGCCCATGCCAATGGCGCGGCTCAGGCGGGAGCGCTCGGCAGGCTGGAGGCCGCGCAGGATCGGGCCGACCCAGTCCTCCAGCTGTTGCAAGTCATCGCTCACGGGACGATGGCCGGAAGGGTGGCCACCACCTGGCCGTCTTCACCGCGCACCACCCCACCAGCGAAAGCGGGCTGGATCTGGATTTCATTGGCCGGCTCATCGGGCCGGCTGAGCAGTAGCTCCCCATCAGATCCGTTGGCCACGATGACCCGCTCTGTCAGCGGCAGGGTGATGCTGACGTCCACCAAGTCGCTGGCCAGCACGTCCACCTCGAACTTGACCTCGCCGCGTCTGCCCGGGTTGGACAGCAGCTCCGGCTGGTGCCGGGTGAGCCACTGCAGCAGCGGCAGCATGATGGTGTCCGGGTCGCCGCCGTAGTCGGTGACGATCAGATTGAGGCTGTAGGCGTAGCTGAAAGACAGATTGGCCGAATAGACGGCAGTCAGCGAGCCGTCTTCCACGAACACCAGCAGGCGGTCAGGGTTGGCCGCAAGGCTGGCGACGGACTGCAGCAGGTGGTCTCGCAGCTGGCCAGGCTTCTTCATGGTTGGGCGTCCAGCTGGCTGTTGATGTACTGCTGCAGCGCGATCACCGTGGCTGCGCTTTCATGACAGATGGCGAAGTTGTCGGCGGTGACGCTGGCGACGGTAGAGAGCGCAACGGCTTGGGCTGGCGCATCAGGATCTGCGGCGGAGGCGTCCAGCGCGGAGCCTTCGGCGGCGGCGTTGAAGAGGCGCACGAAGCCAGCAGGAACAGTGCAGGCAGCATCAGCATTCGGGGTGACATAGACGGGGACCTCTTTGACGACGGTGGCGCCGCGCTCGCGCACGATCTGAACGCGGTCGACGTACTGGGTGACCACGGTGGTGGCGGCCTGGCCGGCCTTGAGCGCCGCCTCAGCCTCCTGCTGGGCGGCAACGGCGGCATTGCGCTCGGCCAGCGCATCATCGCGCTCGCGCTGGGCGCTGCCGATG